GGGCTCATAACCCGAAGGTCGTTGGTTCAAATCCAGCTCCCGCTACCAACGAAAAAAGATTCAAAGTTTATAGCCTAGTCCCCGTGGATTAGGCTTTTTTTATGGCGGCTTAACTTTAATCGTAGTGGTTTAAATTTTAATGCCGCCACCCAGATTTTATATACATCAAAGCTCGGTCTAATGGCTGGGCTTTTTTGTTGCCTGAAATTCCATAAACCTGACTCATTGGTGATCTTATGAAATAACGTCAGCCATTTGGCAACTTGGATTTGTGACGCTATGCATTCATTTGCTCAGCTAAAAGCGCAAACGGTGGGATGCTGAAACCAGCCGTATAAATTGGTTTGAATCCAATGTGATTTCGTCACATATTGAGTTAGCCTTAGAGCCATAAATTGTGGGTGACACCCCGACTAATCAAGATGAAAGACGCAAAGCGGATCAATAGCTAACTTTGAGAAGTTTATTGTGTCGAGTAGCGGTAGATCAGTTGCCGAGCTGATTAATATCGAACTATAGGCAGGGTGTGGCAGATCACCACATCCTTATTTAGTTACATAGTGAACAATAATTCATCAAAATGAGATTGGATAGATACAATTTCGGGTGATATTTTTAATTAAATATTCTACATGGATGGAATTAAAGATGAAGCTACTAACTTTATTAGGTATTGGTGTTATGGCAAGTTGCTGCTATAGATCAAAGCGCATTGCTAGCAAACACGCTTCACACTCAAACTTCGATAAAATTGTTCAAAAAGCTGCTCTGCACGGCTTCTAAACAATTTAGTTAGTGTTGGGTTTTGTAATAAATATATGATTGTAGGAGAACGAAATGCTTCAATTGTTAATTTGTTTATTTGGCCTTCATGGTGCAACTGAGATTGACGGTGAAGTCAAAGAATGCCGTGATTGTTTGAAAGAAATATAAGGCCTTTCGCTACGTTTCCTTAGTCATTTGCCGAACGGATTACGGCACATAAAACCCCGCTCAATATGCATTATTGGCGGGGTTTTTCTTATTAATAAAATATACATAACCCATAGTTTCATTATATTGGATGTAGGTCATTAGATATAAACTGAAGCTTAGAAAATATTTGTTAAAATATTGTGCTTGTTTAAATATTTTAATATGTTATCAATCTACTTTTACATTATATATCGAGATTTTTATGAAAATCGCGGTCATTGGTGGGGTAGCTGCAGGTAAGGTTAGGGAAATTTTAGCTGTAGGGGGAGTTGCTGACGAAATAGAGTGGCAATGTGAATACGAAAAACCAGTTGCACCAATAATATTTAGCGCTGGGTTTCAGAAAGTTATTGCCAAGCCTGGAGTGGCTGAAATAGAAAAATATAGACTTAAGATTTTAGAAAGAAATGAAGAGTTAAGGCTTTTTTATGTTCTCGAATCTATGGAAGAAGATTTAATTAACACTCAGTTAGATGAATATTGGTGCAAATCAGATATCTTGGGGCACAAGAGGAAATTTGAGTCTTCAGATGTTCTAGCTTGACTCGTAATGAGTTGCTGGCGATTGACGGCATCATGATAAAGCTCAAAAAGCGAATTAAAAATCTAAAACTAGGTCTCTACGATTAATTAACAAATAAACTGTTCATGTATAATTTCTTACATATCTATCACTGTAAATTGTGAGAAATGTATTCTTTTAGTGTTGAAAATATTTCTAGTTGTGAGAGTATAAAAAAAGAACAATAAAGGGAGAAAAGTATGGCTTCACAAGATGTGCTTATAATCTCGGTTTCGGCCTTTGTCCTTGCATTAACGATTTATGAGTTTGGGCAAATGTCGATGTTGTTTTAAACTAAACCACCTTCGGGTGGTTTTTTAATGGGCGCAAAATATGAACGCAGACGACTACTTCTGGAAAACCAAAAAGCGCCCACCTAAAACCAAACCACGCTCTAAACCTTTACCAAAGGCAAAAGAAAAATACCTAGAAGCTGAAGAAGCCCTATTCCAAGAATTAGAAGAACACCTGATTGGCTCTGAGCGCAAATTTCAATTTGAATCCACTAAAAACTGGCGATTTGATTTTTATATTGTGAAGTTACGACTTCTGATTGAAATAGCGGGTAGTCCTTGGGCTGTCGGGCGTGGTGGAAGAAAGATAGCAAACGCATTTAATAAGTATGATCTGGCTGAAGATATGGGTTACAGGATTCAGCGTTTTGAGCCACATGCAATTGAGTCGGGTAGTGTGATTCGGTGGATCAAGTCGCAGTTAGAGAGATTAGAAGATGGAACAGATCAGACCTTTCCCACCGACGGATCTCATTGATCAGGCTGAGGAAGAAGAAGCAATTCGCCTTGCGCCCGCCGTGGAATTAAAAGAATGGGTGATTAAAAATTTTCTAACTATTGGTGGCCAGCTCCACAATCCAGATCATGACCATATCTCTGAGCTACTTCACGACGATGAAACCTTTTTAGCATTTGCTTGGGCATCCTCTGCATGCCAGTCAAAAAAGCGCATGGTATTGGGTCAATGTGAAAAAGTGATGTTTAACCAAGGTGGATGGAAGAAAGCTCGGCAAGAACAGCAGATGCGGGACTGGTTTGGTTGTGTACCTGTTTATCTCATTACCATAGACGCATCATTCTGCGAACAAGCTTCTGATCATGATTTTTGTGCTTTGATAGAACATGAGCTCTATCACATTGGCGTAGAACGAGATCATGATGATGAGATTATTTACAGCGACAATACTGGCTTACCAAAGCATTACTTGGCAGGTCATGATGTTGAAGAGTTCTATGGTGTAGTCAAACGTTGGGGTGCAAGCGACAGTGTTAAGCGATTAGTCGAAATCACAAAGAATGCGCCGTTTGTATCTGATTTTAATGTGTCTGCGTGTTGTGGGAACTGTGTGATTAATTAATAAGCAAAAAGGATCACATTTTAGCTTTCTAATTATTTTCTACTCTTATAGATTTAAGAAAAGGAGAAAGCCATGGCTACCTACAAACAGATTCAAGAATTTTTAAAAAATAAGCACAACCGAACATTTAAATCCTGCTGGATTGCACATGTTAAGAGTGATTACGGATTAACGAAAAGACAATCGCCTAATCGTTATAATCCCAATAAAAGGGTTCACCCGTGTCCCGATGAATTTAGAGAAAATGTTGAGGATGCACTCAAACATTTCAAAATGATCCCCTGATTGGGGATTTTTTTTAGCTATTTTGCTATACGTAGCTATACAAAGGGGTGTTTATGGCAGCACTAAAAGAGCCTGTAAAAATGTTTATAGTTCAGTCTCTTGCATGCTTTGAAACCCCTCAACAAGTAGTAGAAGCTGTAAAGCAAGAATATAAGATTGAAATCACTCGGCAACAGGTCGCACTTTATGACCCAACCAAAGTTGCAGGTCGAAATCTCAGCAAGAAGTTAAAGGACCTGTTTACCCGCACACGCAAAGACTTTCGAGCAAATATTGAAGACATTGCGATTGCGAATAAGGCTTTTCGGCTTATGGAACTTCAAAAGATGTATGAAGATTCTGGCCGTAATAAGCGGGTAAAGCAGAATTTACTGAAACAAGCCTTCCAAGAAACGGATGGCCGTGTAACAAAGCAAGAGATCACAGGCAAAGATGGCAAGCCAATTGAGACTGTAAATTCTAATGTTTCAACTGAGAGCTACCTTGAAGCGAGGGAGCGAGTTTTAGATGATTACTGATCCAGCACGTGAACTTGCGATACGCATAGAGGCTCAAGAGGACTTGTATTTCTTTTCTCGTTACATGTTCAAAGAGCGTCGTAAGTACAAGTGGATGCACAACTGGCACCATAGAGTTGTCTGTGATGCTTTGATGCGAGTTTTCCGTGGTGAGATTAAGCGTTTAATCATTAACGTCCCGCCTCGATACTCCAAAACGGAGCTGGCAGTAATCAACTTCATGGCTTGGTGCTTTGGTAAAGTTCCTGATTGTGAGTTTATTCATATCAGTTACTCGGCAACCTTAGCGGCTAATAACGCATTCCAGACGCGAAACCTAGTTCAAGAAACTGCCTTTAAGCGAGTATTTCCTGAATTTAAGTTAAGGGATGACAGTAAAGCGAAAGATGATTGGCGAACGGTTGCTGGAGGTGTCTGCTACGCGCAAGGTACGGGCGGTACCATCACTGGTTTTGGTGCAGGTAAGATCCGAAAAGAGTTTGGTGGAGCCATTATTATTGATGACCCGCATAAAGCCAGTGAAGTAAGCTCAGACACGATTCGTGGCAATGTGATTGAATGGTTTCAAAACACTTTGGAATCTCGAACAAACTCACCTGATACGCCCATTATCGTCATTATGCAGCGCTTGCATGAGCAAGACCTTGCAGGTTGGTTGTTAGATGGCGGGAATGGCGAAGAGTGGGAACATTTGTGTTTACCTGCAATTCAGCCCGATGGCTCAGCACTCTGGCCAGAAAAACATAGTATTGAGCGATTAAGGGTCATGGAGGAAGCAGCGCCGTATGTCTTCTCTGGTCAGTACCGACAGTTACCATCACCACCTGCGGGTGGTTTTTTTAAGCCTGACAGAATTGAAATTGTGGATGTGTTACCTGCGGAATTTATCAAAGAAGTTCGTGCTTGGGACTTAGCTGCCTCTGAAAACGAAGGTGACTGGACTGCAGGTCCTCGAATGCTAAAGACCAAGGAAAACATGATTTACATCGTCGATATGGTTCGCGGACGATGGGGGCCTGATGGGGTAGAAAATACGATTAAGCAAACAGCTCAAATGGATGGCAAATCTGTTTCGATTCGATTACCTCAAGATCCTGGTCAAGCGGGTAAATCTCAAGCTAAAAACTTCATCACGATGCTTTCAGGTTTCAATGTTAAAGCTGAGACGGTATCAGGTGACAAGATTACTCGAGCACAACCATTCGCAGCTCAGGTCAACATCGGCAATGTAAAGATGCTCCGTGGTGATTGGAACAAAGCACTCATTGAGGAACTACGCAACTTTCCAAATGGTACGCATGACGACCAAGTGGATGGATGTAGTGATGGCTTCACGGAGCTAAATGAAGCACGAATAGGCAAAAAGCCAGCTGGTGCTGGAAGTCGTACATATCAATAGGAAAACACATGGCAAAGTCTAAAAAGGACAAAGCGTCAAAGAAGGCTTTGTCCAAAGGTGGTCTATACACTCAAGAAGCGATTTCTAACTTTTTCACACATTTTGGAAGACGTCCTGACAATGATGAGGTATTGCGTAAAGCGGGTATTACTCGTCATCGCTTATCTGTATTACTGGATGATGATGAGATTGCGCAGGCAGTAGAGACACGTATTGATGCGTTATTGGCTACGCCGTTCCGCATTGAGCCTAGTGATACACCAGAGGCAGTATATCTAAAAGCTGAGCTTGATGAGTGGTACTTCGAAATTGCATCAGCTGCACTAAATGCTTTGTTCTTTGGCTATTCAGTGCAAGAGGCTGTATACGAAGTAAAACAAGAGGGATATCTAGGATTGCAGTGGATTGGTGAAAAGCCAATGCAATGGTTTGAGCCTAAAAATGATGGTCGATTGATCTATCGTCAAGACGGTGGCGGCGTAGATCGGGAAGTTGATCAATTCCTAAAGTTCTTTCTTACTCGTCGTAAGGCTACATTTGAACAGCCTTATGGTAAGGCACTACTAGCGACACTCTACTGGTTGTTCTTCTTCAAACAAAATGGGTTTAAGTTCTGGGCCAAGTTCTTGGAGCGTTTTGGTACTCCGATCCTACTGGGTAAGTGTAAAGACACTGAAACCGATGATATGAGCCAAGCATTACTCAATGCTCATGCGCAAAGTGTACTTTCGATTGATATTGAGGATGATGTTCAAGTTCTATCAACTCAGGGATCTGGTTCAGCTAATGGCGCTTTTGAGACATTTAATAAAACCTTGGCACAGCAGATCCAAAAGGTTGTATTGGGCCAGACGCTTACCAGTGGAACAGATGGCAAGGGGAGTTATGCATTAGGTCAAGTCCATGAAAATGTCCGTGGCGACAAGCTAAAGTCTGATATTCGATTGGTTACCCCCACGCTTCAAGCTGTTATTGATGCGTTATGTGTGTTGAATGACTGGGGGCCACATAAGGTGCTTCTGGGTGAAAAAATAAAACCATTGAATAAAGAACAGGCAGAACGGGATACGCACTTAAAGAATGCCGGTGCGAATCTTTCAGAGTCATACTTCATTCGTGAGTACAACTTGCAAGACGGCGATTTAAAGCCAGTTGAACAAGTTATTCCAAGTACCCAATTTTCTGCACTCCCTCATCAAGCATTCAGCTTTAAGGCGTCAGTTCAAAAGCAGTCACCTGAGCAGCAAGAGGTGGATGAACTAACAGATGGGCAGAATGATTTACAGCTATTAACCAATGAGCAAATTAAACAATTGGTGGCTGATTCGACGGATCCACAAGATCTAGCGAGCAATTTAATGCAACTCATCCCAATGGCGTCCATGGCTCAATTTAAAGCGAATTTAGATCAGGCTTTGTATGCAGGGGATGTACTTGGGTATGTCGCAGCGCAAAGTGAGAAGTGAGCTAGCTTTAATTGATATGTGATGGCATGCTTATTCGGCATTTAACAACAAGTGAAACCAAAATGAGCTGTAAATACTGTGGTGGTACTACTTTATTTGGTCAATGCCAGCATTCAAATTGTGGTGCCATGCAACCCAAGCAAAAAGATAGAAAAGCAAAATCTGCAAAGTCTAATAATGGGTGGTTAATACTAGTTGGTATTGCTATGTTTTTGGCAGTATTGCAATGGACAGTTAATACCGTAGCAAGTTTTTTTTAAATAGTCTTTTTACTTTAGAAAGCCTCCGAAAGGAGGTTTTTTTATGGGTGTTGAAATGCAACCAGTCACATTTCTTGAAGCACTACAGTATGCGCATAGTAAGAAAGTGGTGCTACCTGATGTGTTTTACTCAATGGATCTTAAGACGCGGCAGATGGCGACTACGGTTAGCTTTCTGTCGAGTCTAGAACAAGCTGAGTCAGTGATTAAGTCACTTAACAAAACTTTAGCTTCAGGTGGCACCTTTAATGATTTTCAGAAGCTCGTAGCTGAATCCGAAATCATTTTACCTAAGCATTACCTGGACAATGTATTCCGTACCAATATTCAAAGTGCCTATGGTCATGGACGTTGGCAGCAACAGCAACGAAATAAAGATAAACGTCAGTATTTGATGTATTCGGCTATCAATGATAGTCGAGTACGGCCTGCACATTTGGCATTGAATCGAATTGTATTACCAATCGACCACCCATTTTGGCTAACGCATTACCCTCCGCTTTCATTCCGTTGCCGATGCACCGTTATTGCTTTGACTGAGAAGCAAGCGCTTAAATACGGCATTACACCTGATGATAAGTTGCCAGAGGTTGCCGAAGCTTTGGACTGGAGCTCACATCCTCTGCAATTTGGGGAGTTTGAGGCATTGGTGGATCAGAAGATTTCTAAGTCACTACTTGATAAGGAATATCTACTAGAGCAGAAAGAGGCAATTAAAGCCGAATGGACTGCATCCAAAAAGCTCACCAGTCTGTTAGCCCCAATGGATGAAAAATCGAGAGATCTATTTAACACGGTGGCTAATACGGTTATTCCTTTAGATCCATCCATTAGACCAAGTGCAATCAAGACTTTCTTGGATTATGTGCAGGGCAATGATGCTGCAATCACGAACTACCTAAATGCGTCTGTAAGCTCGAAAGCGGACGATGTTTTAAAGCAGTGGCTCAGACAGGACATGCAAGCCTTAAACACCGTGGCGAGTAATACCGCTTCAACCGTAGTAGGTGCTGCAACTCTTAATCAAGTAGCGGCTTATCAGGTAGGGCAAACAGTTCAATTGAATGCGCCGTTGCTGATGGCTGATACAGCTTCAGATATCGTGATTAAGATTGAGAATGCTCAAGGGCTCGGTATTGATCTGGACATGCTGAATGCTGGTAACGGTGTACTGATTCCGATGGGGCTGTCTTTTGAAGTGGTTTCGATTGAAACAGTTGAAGGGCGGGTGGTTTATACATTGAAGTTTATTTCATAAGAGTGATTCTATTTAAGGATCTAGAGTCGGCTATTTAAATTGACTATAAAATTTAGAAATTTAACCTGGTCTTATTTTATTGAATTTTTTTAATGTACAATTACTTCCATAATATTTGCTCTAGATCTAAATCATTTTTCTCATGCGCTTTAAGTAAGTTGTATGGCTAGTAGGGAAGCAATAAATTTATGAAATATATACCTCTTATTTTTTTAATAATGCCTGGTTTTTTATATGCCAATCAACAAACTGTACAAGTAGAAGAATATTTAAATGAAGTGAACAAGAAAGTTGACTTTATATCAACTTATAGAGAGGCATCAAAATCTTTTAGGAAGAAAAGGGAATATACGCTCCAAGAAGAACTTGATTATATGTGTAATATAAGTTTGCTTTATTCTGATTTAATTACTTTTCAATCAAAACATCCTCAATTAGAGAAATATTCAGAAGTTCAAACAGTGAATAGACAGACTGAAGACGTTTATCAGGATTTCCAAAGATTCTTTAAAAAAAACAACGTTTCTTGCTCTAATGATATCGTTAATGTACCAGTCGATACTTTTTAGAATTTTAAACTCCACAGTCTGAAACCGCCCTTTATGGGCGGTTTTTTATTGGCCTGAAAAAGCATTAATAAATTGAGGTAAATGTGACGACAAAATTAAAACTTACAACTAAGCCGTCCGAAAGGACGGTTTTTTTATGGAGCATGAAAAATGCCAAAAGAAGAGGAATATAAGCCGAATCAGTATTGCTTCCAGGTTGGAAGCCTAAATGTCGACCAAGCTGAAGAGGGCAAGAAGAAGCGCACTTTCTCCGGTGTTGCATACAGTGGTGAAGTTATTACCGACCATTGGTACTGGGATCGAATCATCTTTGATCTTGATTCTATGCAAATTAAAGGACGAATTCCTGCGTTACTGGATCACTCAACCCGGCAACGTGCTGGAGCCATCAATAGCCACAGCATTGATCACCAGAACGGACTAACAGTTTCGGGCGATCTAATGAGTAATGAATTTGGTACTCAGGTAGCTCAGGACTCTGACGATGGCTTTCCGTGGCAGATGTCAGTGCGAATTGAACCCTCTGCGGTCGAAGAAATTCAAGCAGGTGCATCAGTCACTGTAAATGGAAAAGTGCATCAAGGGCCTATCACGGTTTTCCGTGGTGGTCGTATTCGTGAAGTGTCTTTCTGTGCTTTGGGTGCGGATGACAACACAAACGCCGTGGCAGCGAGTCACTCTCCAAAACAATTTAATCAACCAGAGGACACAGACGTGACCGAATTAGAAAAGGCGCAAGCCGCACAGAAACAAGCTGAAAAAGAGCGTGATGATGCTTTAGCAGATCTAAAAAAGTTCAAAGCTGATAAGCGCGAAGAAGATATTAAAGTGCTTGAGACAGCTCTAAATAAGCAGTTTAGCGCTGAAGAAAAGACATCCTATACCAATATGGATGACACTTCATTTGCATTCATGTCTCAGCAATTAACGCAATTCTCAGCAGGTAGCCAGCCACCAGCTGGTCAACAGCAGCAACAAATTCCATCACATCTTACTCACTTGTTCAGTCACCAGGCTACAGGTGGTCAGGGTGGGCAACAAGGGCAAGGCGGTGATCAAGGATCTGCGCTTGATCAGGCTTTCAATAAGTTCGCAGCTTCTATGGAGCAAAAATAATGGGAACAATTACTCAAACGATCACATCAGAACAATTGGTCGTTGGAAATGGTGTACGCACAGAAAATGCAAAAGTCACCACCAATACAGCTTATAAGCGTGGTGATTTGCTTAATATCGATGCAGCTAACGTGGCTGGTCATCCAGTAGTGACGGGTGGCGTAATTGGTGATTGGAATGCTATCGCTGTCGCTGATTTCACAGCGGAGCAAGCAACCTACCATGCAGCGAATGACCTAGAAATGCCGATCTATGTACAAGGTCCTTTTGATGTGGGTGTGGTTACTGTAAATGGTGTGAAGCTAACAGCGGGTCAGGTCGATGCTGTTCGTGCACAAGGTTTAAACAACAAAATTGAACTACGTAAAGTAGTGGGGAATTAAGAAATGGGTCAAATTTTTACTTTTCAGGAAGCTCCTGTAGAGCTCCTAGATGTACCACAGTTGGTGTTACTAACGGATACCACACAAAAGGTAGATACCTGGTTAATCGATCGCTTTTTTCCGCAGCGCGTGTCATATAACAAAAATGTGGTGCCTGTTGGCGAATTGAATACAGCCACTCCGCTTGCTCCATTTGTAACCCCGAATGCTGGTGCTCGACCGATTAAAGTTGAAGAATCAGGTCAAGTGCAATTTGTAAAACCAGCTTACTTAAAGCCTATGATGACAGTAACGCCTGCAGATGTTCAAAATGCTGCATTAGTTACTCAATTGCGTAAACATGGTGTTATTGCAACTGGTTCAAACCGTCTAAGCGATGCTGATCTTCTTTTGATTGACCAAGCGCAAAAGGCTCTATATCTGCGTCAGTCTATTGATAACCGAAAACTTCTAATCGCACGTGATGTCTTGTTATATGGCAAGACCACATTTGCTTCGGCTGATTTTCCGAAATATGAAGTGGACTACCGTCGTAACCCTGCTTGTAATTTCTCTCCACTGATTAAGTGGGGGCAAGCTGGCGCGAAAGTGCTAGATGATTGGCAGGCGATGATTGATCTATCGATTGAGCATGGCGGCTCATCGCCAAATATGGTTTTAACGAGCTCAAAAGTATTCAATGCAATGAAACAAGATGCAGCGTTTGTGGCTAAGTTTGTAGCTCCATATGCAGGTATTAGCGTGCCATTAACACCGACTTTTGATCATAAAGATAAAGCTCAATTCCGTGGTGTGGTGGACAATATTGAAATCTGGACCTATGACGTTCAGCACAATATGGATGGTGCAGCAGGTCGCTTCATTCCAGAAGACTTCTTTGGCTTGATTAATGATGCTAATGGTTGGATCGCGCACTGTGCTATTCAAAACCTAGAGGCATTTGGGCAAGCTTTGGAATTCTTCTTAACCCAAGATCAGAAAAAGAACCCGTCTAGCATTGAGCTGTTAGCTGAATCATCACCACTCGCAATCCCTAACAACAAGAACGGTCTTGTTGGTGGTCGTGGGTTTGTATAAGGAATAAAGCATGCCAAAGTACATTGCAAAACAGTCCCTCGGTCACTTCCGACCAGGACAAGAAGTTAAAGGGCTTGAAGATAAACAACTTCAGGCCCTTTTAGCATCTGGAGCTATTGAAGAAGAAAAAGCTCCAGAACAACCTAAGACTGATGGTACTGCTGAACGTTTAGCTGAACTTGAAAAGGAAAATGCTGAACAAGCAGGAACTATCAAGCTCATGACTGAAGACAAAGCGAAGTCTGATCAGGAAAAAGATGGGCTTGAAACGAAAGTTGCTGAACTTGAAAAGGCTTTAGCTACATCCGAAGCCGCTTTAAAGAAAGCCACCACCGAAGCCAAGAAAGCTACTGCTGATAAGTAAGGTGACCCATGTACGCGACTGAAGCAAATCTAGTTGCGCGGTTTGGTGGTGAAATTGATGAATTGAAGTTGATGCATGCAAGTGCATCAACTGCGGTTCAGGATGCCTTACAAGACGCATCAGAAGAAATTAATGGGTACATCGGTGGTCGCTATCCTTTACCTCTGCCAAATGTGCCCAGTAATTTAGAGCGAATGGCGTGTGATATTGCAAGTTATCGGCTTTATTTCCAGCAACCCACTGAAGAAGTGCGTAAGCGTTATGAGGATGCAGTTAGCTTTTTAAAGCTCGTTGCAACTAATAAAGCACATTTGCAAATTCAGAATGTGGAAACCAGCCAAATCGTGGATGACCAACCTAAAAACAAACCATCTACAGCCCCAGTAGGCACGACTTATACAGGTGGTGTCTTTGGTGATGATGTCCTTGGAAAGATGCCTAGCATTAAGTGAGGTGATTATGGCCTTTGCTATCTCTATTCAAACAGATAGCTCACCAATAGAAGCGATTCTTAAGAAGCTTGGTGATTTTGATACTTATAAAGATGATTTATATGTGGAAATTGGTGGGTATGGTGTTACTTCAACTCAAGAGCGTTTTTTTAACCAACACAATGTAGATGGCAATCCATGGAAGCAATCTTGGAGAGCAAAACTACAGAATGGTCAGACTGGTCGTAATAATGGCGATTTAATGAATGAGCTGCATTTTAACTTGCGTGCAAACGGTATTGAGTGGGGATCAAACAAAACGTATGCCCATGTCTTTCACTTTGGAGCGCATATCACTCCTAAAAATGGTCAGTACATTACCTTTGCTGTTGGTGGTCAATATCGGAAGGTGAAAGAGGTAAACATCCCCTCAAGAACTTTTCTAGGTATTAACACAGAGGATGAGCAATCAATACTAAACATTATAGGAGCTTTTATTGATGAGCACATTCTTCGCAGTACGTGACGAGATAGTCGAGAAATTAAAGGAAATTCCTGATTTTCTTAAGATCTACACCCCTTTAAATTCAGTACAAATCTCAGAAATGTCACAGGTGGTGCCATCCGTACATGTCAACTTTGCACGTGTTGTTAAGCAAGCTGAAGTGGGAAGAGGGGCATTAAATAAACTAGGTCAGCAATGGGCTGTGACTGTGGCGTGTCGTAATGCAAAGTCGCAACTTAACGATGGACGTGCTGTAAGTGATGAAGTCGGATTGTTGACTGAAAAAGTGATCCAGCTTTTATCAGGATGGGAGCCTGACTCATCAACTAGCGAATTAAGATTTGTCTCGATTAGCGATGGGTATAGTGCAGCATTCGCCTATGTGACGATCATCTTTGAATCTGAAAAATTCATTTAGGAACCTTATGAAAACGCAATACAAAGCCCTAAAGCCAATTGGCCCATGGGTGAATGGACAAATTGTGGGCGATTTACCACAAGAAAAAATTAAACAGCTTTTAGAGGATGGCGTGATTGAAGCAATCAAGCCTGAGGTAAAAGCAGAAGTTAAACTAAAAACTAAAGAGGTGCCGGCGAATGGCTAAGAAGTACATTTCATTACGCGGTAAGTTCTCCCTTGCCCCGATTGTTGAAGGCGTTGTTGGTGCCATGCGTGAACTTGGCAACATTCCTGACTTTACGCTGGAAATCACGGCTGACAAGATTGAGCATACCGAGTCAATGTCAGGTGATGATACGACTGATTTGGTTCTATACAACACCACTGCGGTTTCATTCAGTGGCACACTTGAGCAAGTTGATGCTGATAATCTGGCATATATCCTGTCGGGTAAAAATGTCGCAGTTGCGACTAAAACAGTAACTGACCACGATTTAGGTGCGGTCACGAAAGGTCAGAAGATCAAACTAGATGGTTTTAATTTGACTCTACCAACAGTGACTGATGGAGCATCAACACCAGTTCCTATTGAATCAACGAAATATAAGCTAGATGCGGTTTATGGCACGATCGAGTTTCTTGATGATTTGCCAAAAGTTGTGATTGGTTATACCACTGGCGCCGTGACACACACTACGATTGCATCAGACTTTGGTGCTGAATATGCATTGTTCTTTGAAGGCATTGATAAGATCAGTAAAGACAAAGTGTTCTTAGCTCTACATCGCACAGTAAAAACACCAGATTCAAGCTTTGGCTTGATTCATGAAGAATTTGGTTCATACGAAATTAGCGGTGATGCATTGGGTGATCTGACCAAAGACAAAGATGGTGCGCTTGGCTTATACGGTTACTACACCCAAATCCCTAAAGCAGCATAAACACATACAGGCAGTTAAATAGGATGCATTAGGCATCTTTTTTTGTGCCCATAAAAAGCAAAAGCCCAGCGACTGCAATCGTTGGGCTTTTTATTTCCACCCGCCAGATAAAAGCAAGGGAAAGAAACTTGTGGTTGAAATTATAGCAGTAGTTTTACAAAAAGTAGAGGTTGTAATGGAAAAACATGGTTATTGGAAAGTAACAGGTGCCATTTTGATGGGTATTTTTATCTGGCAACTCTCAAACATCATTAATGCATTTGTGGCACTAGCTAAGGTATTTCAATGAATGATTTTTTTATGGCTTCAAATCGACCTGTCAAAGTTGGCGATCTATTGGTGTACCAGCTGCAGATGCATAACTTTGATGAGTGGTCGGGTGCAGCACAGGTAATCAAAGACTTTTTGAATAATCATCCAGATGAAACCGCGCAAAAGATATTTGATACTCATCCATTTGAATCGACGCAATTGATCACACATTGTTTGCAACACAGTATTGAGCAAGTCATTGATCTATTCAAGAAAGAGGGCGAACTCAATGTCTTGTTATTGGATGCTGTCATTAAAGTGAATGATGCATTCTTTACCGAGCCAAAACCTAAACATCGGGACGATGTAGATCCGCGTAAAAAGAGTAGTTGGTTTGATGTATTTCAGCTTCTCGTATCCAATGGCCACTCACATGAAAGCATCATGCAAATGAGCTACGGTTCATTCCGACACTATCTTAAAGCGGCTCAAAAAGCTGAGCGTATGAAGATGCGTAATTTAGCGATTGCAACTCGGGCGCAGAACGCTATCAATAAGAAGTTCAATGAATTCATCAAGAGTCTTGAGAAAGAACAGTAACTTTCACATTGTGCTGTGAATTTTAGCAGGTTATGATTTAACCAATTATAACGAGGGGTAAATTCATGAAAAAATTAATAATTACAGCTGCTTTGATGTCTGTTTTTACATTAGCAAATGCGAATTTAGCAGGGGCAAGCATTAACGGTAAACAAGTTCGTAAAGGTCAAAGCTATGGCGAAGTCGTTGCAGCCGCAGGCCAGCCAGTATCACATTTTGATTATGTTAAAAACGTGGGTGGTAAAGACGTTTCAGTGCGTGAACTAAACTATGTAGATGGCAGCAAAACTTTTACTGTTGTGATTGAGAATGGCAAAGTTACTACTATTCGAAGCGGGCGTTGAGGTGGGTATGGGTAAGCAAGTTGTTGAGTGTAAAAATTGTAACAATGTTGGAGAGTCAAAACTCAAAGGGAGCACTTTGATATCATTTGTATTGTTTTGGTTCTTTGCGATGATACCTGGCATTATTTATATGATCTGGCGTCGGGGCGGAATTGGTGTTTGTAAGTTTTGTTCAAGTGATGCTGTCACTCCTTATAACGGCAGGCGCACAAAGGTTGTGCAGGATAATGCTTTCCAGCCAAAAGCGATTGCTGAGAGCTCAGATGAGGTTAAGCAAGTTAATTGCCCTGACTGTCGTGAATTAATTAGATTCGATGCGAGGAAGTGTAAGCATTGTGGAAGTATGGTAGAGAATAGTTAAGTAAAAGCACCCTAGGGTGCTTTTTTAATGCCTAAATTTAACCACCTTCAGGTGGTTTTTTATACCTGAAATTTGAGGTCTCAATGTCAAAAAATCTAACTTTCAAACTCATCATGGATGGTGATAATAAGGGGCTTGTCACTGCTGCTAAGCAGTCTGAAAGCGTTACAAAAAAGGTTTTTGACAGTATCAAAGCTGAAGCGGATCAACTGAAACAAACAAGTGCTGCTACGGCTATTGCTCTTGGAAGTATTGTCCCAGAGAAAAGCAAAGAATTGGCAGATGGTCTAACCAAGTCACTAAGCGGTGCAACTCAGATCATCCGTGATGCTGGCGATAACGCTAAAAGCGCTGCAAGTAACTTCACTGATTTTGGTAATAAGTCTATAAAAGCTTTGGCATTCTTAAAATCAGACTTAGAAAAAGCAAAGATTAGACTTGAGGCCTTTTCAAAAACAAAAGCTACTCCTGCAGATATTGAGATTGCACAAAAGCAAGTAGACCAACTTGAGAAAGAAGTTCAACAGGCTGAAAGTGCATTTATTGATTTTCACACAGAAGTAGGTAAGGCAAATTATTCCTTAAAGCATACGGATACAGCGGCACAGACCGCGCAGAAGGGATTGAATGGTGCACAGTTTGCTGTAAATGCTCTTGCTGGAGCTATGGCGGCACTAGGGGTTGGGGTTGGAATACGTGAATTAGCTCAAACAGCCGATACCTATACCAATCTATCAGCGCGTATCAACATTGCCACCAAAGAAGGTGGTGATTTCACATCAGCAATGGCTGGTGTGCATCAAGTTGCTCTGATGACAAACTCAAGCTTGAGTGCAACGGGTGACTTATTCACGAGATTAAATGCTGTTGGTAAAGACTTAGGAATGACCCAACAGAATTCCCTTGATTTAACCAAAACTATTAATCAAGCGATTCAAATTAGCGGAGTATCTGCACAAGCAAGCGAAGCATTTACACAGCAATTTATCCAGAGTATGCAGCAAGGCACCTTACGTGGAGAAGAATACAACTCCATGATGGAGAATGGTTATGGTGTTGCAGAGGCGTTAGCCAAGGGTTTGGGTGTCACCACTGGTGAACTCAAGAATATGGCTGACAATGGGGAGCTTGGCGCAGAGCGTGTCTATAAGGCCCTTTTGAGTCAAAAGGATGCAGTTCAGCAAACCTTTGATCAGTTCCCAACTACCATAGGTAATGCGCTTACTAAGATTTCAACACAATGGCAAATTCTTATTGGTGAGATGGATCAGGCTAATGGATCGAGTGCTAAAGTTGCAAATGCCTTATCCATCATTGCTGATAATCTTGGTATTCTAAAAGTATTTTTTGACGATGTGGCTAATGGAATAGGGTGGTTTCAGGATAAGTTGTCAGAAATTGATCCATCCACACTTGAGTCAATAAGAAGCACCCTGTCTGCTGTTTATGACACGATTAAAACAGTCATATCCAGTATAGCTGGTATTGCTGAAACAGCATGGAGTGCTTTTACATCCACGCTAGATGCACTATCGCCATTACTCAACGCGATTCTAAATGGAAAAGAGGATGTTGATGGATTAACGACATTATTTAATGTTTTTAAAATAGCATTAGGTATTGTGGCTGATGGTGCGACAGGGTTGAATATTGGGTTGAAATTGCTTTTGTCTGGCATTCAATTTCTATCTGGTGGTCTTTATGCGTTAAGTGCTCAAGCATTAGGTTTTTTAGGATTTGATACGCTTGCGGCTCAAGCTCAAAATGCTTCTGACCGCATGTTTAAACAAGCTGAGAAAAATATTGCTGATGCAGACAAACTCGCTCTGGAGAGTAAATCGGCGACACGTCAGGCAATTACCGAAATAACCCAAACAGAGGAAGAAGCAAATCGAAAGCGCTTAGCTGATTCAAAAAACACTTTAGACCAACTGCTTGCCAACCAACAAGCCGAAACTAATGGTAAAAACGCCTCTGAAGCGGAAAAATTAAATGCTGTTACCGCTTATGCAGAAGCTGCCATCAAAGCCAATAATGGTGTAATGGATGGCGTGATGCAGGCTGACCTTATCACCAAGGGTTACATCGTCACTATTGATGAAGCTGGCAAGGTGAGTGTTCAGGCTGGTGTTAGTGCGGCACAGGCAGCAGAAAATGCAAAGGTTAAGGAGGAAGCGCTCAAGGTTGCCAAGGAGAATGTTAAAAAGGCAGACGAAGAATATCTGGCGTATCAGAAACAGGCAGCAATTGAGCGTGCAGCACTTGAACAGCAGATCGAGGAAGCCAAAAGAACTGGCGATTTAAATGCACTCGCATCTGCACAAACCTCGCTTGCTGGGATTGATGCAAAAGAGGCTGAGCTAGCCAATAACAGGAATACTCGTATTAATGAGCTGAATCAGCTTAATTCTGGAGCTGGTCAGGTTGTTGAAGGTGCAGCAGTTCGCGCTCGTAAAGCTGCTACCGCATTAGGTATCGATCTTGATATAGCTTTGGGTAGGGTTTCTGAAAAGTTTGCAGCAGATCAAGTGCATTTGGATAATTACGCAAATGGATTTGATGAGCTAGGTTTAAAAGGCGAGCAGGCAACCAATGCACTTTACGCAGGTTGGGAAAAGTGGGTAGCGGGTGTTAAATCACAAGTCGAGCTTGATGCAGCCAAAGCTAAGCTACAATCGTTTGGCGAACAAGGCAAATTATCAACATCACAAGTTGAGATGGGCTTGCAAGCCATTAAGCGTGCTAGTCAGGAATTGCCTGCAGCCCTAAGTCCTGCTGAAGCAGCAATGGAGCGACTTGGAATTAAATCCAAAGAGCAACTGAAATTGGCTGCGGAAAATGCCTTAACTGACCTCGATACCGTAATGAAAAGCGGTGAAGCAACTCAAGAGGGTTTGCAAAAAGCTTATGAAGAAACTGTGCGATTGGCTCAAGCATCTGGTAATGCTCAAGTCATGGCTGCTGCGAATGCCAAAGCTGCTTATTTAGGTCTTGAAGTCCAACTAGATGCTACTGGCAAAGCCACTGTGTCTAAACTGGGTGAGATCCAGCAAGCAGCAATCGAGACTCAGCGTACTGTGAGTCAAGTGAGCCAATCTACGGCACGAGAGCAACCTGAGATAAGCCCTGAGCAGCAGGCTACCAATGACCATTGGGATGATTTCAAGGCTAAGATGAAAGCGCGTACCGATGAGCTGAATGCAAAATCACAAGGACGCAGTTCAGGTGGTGGTAATGCTTCATTACTGTCGAATGGTGGTGATTCAACTCAGCAAATCTCCGCCGTGCCTGATGCTCCACTTATCGCGACTAGTCTTGATATTCAACCAATGGAAGGTATGGAGACAAAGCAAAGTGTGGAAATCAAAATTGATATGGGTACGGGGCAGACAGCGACAGTATCAGCGGCACCCGATCAAGCCACAGCTCTTGAGGAAATGATGCGAGAACTTGAAGCAATTAAAGGAAGATCGTAATGCGATTAAAACGAAAGTCGACCGTAGAAACCATCCAACTTGAGGATGGTTTTTTTTGGTCTGATGAAAACTGGGCTGTGATTGAACAAAACCAGGAGTATGCCATTAGTGGCGCTCTAATCATTCAAGAGGGGCGCAAGCAAGCAGGTCGTCCAATCACCTTACAGCCTGCTAATAAATCGAAAGGTTGGATCAAGCTGCGCGATCTGAACACGCTTCGTTTATGGCAAAACCTGCAGGAGCAATTTACGCTTCAGTTTGAATGGCCACATGACCAGCGTGTATTCAATGTGATTTGGAATCATAAAAACGGTGCATTGGAAAGCTCTACAGTCAAAGGCACCCCAGCAACATCACTTGATACTTATTTTAACGTCACCATGCGATTCATTGAGGTAAGCGATGCCAATTGAAACCAATAATTTAAAGCTCCTTGAGTCAGAACGCATTCGTACAGATGCTGATGATGGTGGGGGTAAATACTCAGGCCGTGAAATTGTCGACGGTCAGAGTAATAACCTATTCAATGATATTTCAGAGATGGATCGAACCACGGGCCGTACTTCTATCCAAAAGATCTATGCTGCGGTGGATACTGCCGATACCGATGCTTTGATGGGTGCGACAGTATTCATCTCTCAGAATGCGCAAGATCCCAATGTCTCCGCCGTGTTATTCAGTACTGACAGTTGGACGGATGAACGTAAAGAAGCGCAGAACCGTATTGAAAACTATAATGCCAAAGGTGCACAGATTGCTGGCACACCTTTAGACACCCATTGGAAAGGTATGAAGTCACTACAAGTGTCCATGTTTCCCCAGGAAGCGGAAAGCGCTATAGGTACATCAATTGTATTGATCTCAAATGAGGGTAAAGCCTTAGAGATTGAGCAATTCCTGCGGATCACTGAGGTGTCGACAAGAACAGCTTATGTGATGGTCGATGGCAAACAAGTGGAATATAAGATTGCGACCTATGGCCTGAGTGATGCATTGAAAGCTGATTTTGTGGGGCTGTCTGCGAAGCAATGGTATGAAGGGACAAAGAGCACAACCATCATCCGTGACACCATTGTGGCGGATACGGGTAAGTACTATTCCAGTGCCAATCTCAAAGAAGCTGCACAAGTCGGTGACTATTCTGTGGTTGTAGAGGATGTGTATACGCAGTTGGTTCCATCAGCGCAGACTGAAACCCCTATGGTGAATATCAATGCTGCAGGTGACTCTGTGGCGTTTGTTAAAGCTAAAGATGGGGTTCTGTCCAAGACTTTTAACAATGTCACAATCAATACTGTGTCGAGCTTATATCTCGGCTCGTCTGTCATGTCGAAATCGGTAGAGTTCACTTTGTTTGGCTCAGCAATTACCGACGTAGGGGGGGAGCTTAAAAATGCCGCTGGTACTTCAATCGGTACCATCAATTATCAAAACGGCTCTATGGCTTGGAATGCAAGTGCGGGGACAGGTACAACAAACCTCACGATTAACTTTATGCCGGCTGCTGCGGTGACAGCACCAGTTGAATCTGAACTGATCTATGTCAATCAGGAGAACATCGGCTTTAACTGGATCCGTAACTTGGTCCCGCTGCCATCACCGGGTAGCCTGCAAGTGTCTTATTTGGTTCAGAATCAGGTCTATACGCTTCGGGACAATGGCGCAGGGCAATTACGCGGTTCTGATTCGTCCTTCGGGTCGGGCAGTATTGATTACGATACAGGTACCATGGCACTAACGACAGGTGAACTCGCCGATGTCGGCAGTGCAATCCTGATGACGTGGAGCAATATGATCACGGCTCAGGAGCGTTCAGGATTAACAATTAACAAAGCCTATGTTGAGATTCCCGTAAACGATTCGATTGTGGCAGGCACTTTAACTGTTGGTTGGTTGTTGAATGGCGTCGCCAAGACAGCAACCGATAACGGCCAAGGGCAATTCACAGGGGATGCCACAGGCACCATTGACTATGCCGATGGTATAGCGAAGCTGATGCCAACCTTGTTACCCAATGGCGGTACTACGTTTAATGTATCAGGTCAGAAAGGAACTAAGTCTTCAATCCAAGTGACTGTAGTACCCACCAGTGGAAGCATTTCAATTGAATTGGACAATGGCTCTGCTGCACTCATTCCCAAGTCTGTGAAAGTCCGTGTACCGGTCAAGTATATGAATTATTCAGGTGAGGTTGAGCTGCGCGATATGCCGATTGATGCCACCACAGGGCGTTTAATCAATGGTACAGGTCAGCAACAGGGCACTATCAACTATGCGTCTCGTACCATGAATATCACCCCAAGCACCACACTTGAAGCGATCGAACGCGAGAAGATTATGCAGCCGTTTTATGGCAAATATAATACTGATCAAGAGGCGATTGCTGCAGGCTTGCTGGGAATGACGATTAAGTATGAAAATACCAGTGAGACTCATACTCTAAGCTTGAATGAAGTGGCAACTGCGGTGACTGTGAGTGTCTCGTATCGAGATAGTTCAGCCGCAGCTTCTTGGTCAGACATAGTGATTGGATCTGTCCTAAAAACGGATTTAACCGAAGGTTTTGCTGAGCAGATTCTTGCAGGCTCTGTCCGTTTTACCTTAGCGAGCTCAACTTATATCGATAAACTTGGATCGCTTTACCGTAATCCATCGGTGACCACAGGTGCTGGAACGGTGGCGGGCCAGATCCATTATGGAAATGGAGTCGTAGAACTATCAGCTTGGGATGTAGGTGGGGTGAACAATCCAAGCTTAGAGACCTTGGTGACGCAATTGGAAAGCGTGCAAACCAACCAAGTGTCATACCGTGCACCGATGATCCCGATCCGGGCGCAGTCCTTAACTTTGTCCGCAACCAAAGTGGAAGGTGGTGTGTTGAATATCACCCCTGATGGCTCAGGTACCATTGATACCGCAGAGTGTGATGGTTTCTTTAACTTTGACCAAGGCTATGGCCAGTTTGTTTTTCGGCAAAAGATTGAAGTGACATCTGCCAACCGTGCTGAAATTATGGCGCAGGATTGGTATGTAGCAGAGCTGGAATATAGCAAGGATGGCAAGCAGTGGATTCACAAGCCCATCATGGTGCTGCCTGAAACGATCAAATATAGTGCAGTCGGTTATAGCTATATCCCGATTGATGCTGAGTTATTGGGCTTGTCTGCAGTACGTTTACCGATTGATGGTCGAGTCCCGATTTTCCGATCAGGAGAGATTGGGATTGTGAGTGCGAGTAAGTCGCAGGAATTACCTGATTATATTGCTGGCCAGACCTACCCATTGAATGATGCGCGGATCTCCTGGTGTGAACTTGAAGATGCCGATGGCATTAAAATTCCATTTGATCTGTACACAGTGGACTATGACTACGGCAAAGTGACTTTAAACGGTGATTTTGCCTTGGGTAATCTCACAGGACCACTGACAGCCAAGTATCGTTATCAAGATATGGGTTTAGTCCGTGATGTAAAAATCAATGGCCAAGTGACTTTCACTAAGCCACTGACGCATAACTATGATCCAGCGCATACCATCGTCGGTTCTGCACTGGTAATTGGTGACATGCAAGCGCGTTATACCCGAAAGTTTGTACAGGCGACTTGGGACAGCCTCTGGAAAGATGAAGCAGTGGGTGCAGCCATCTCAGCGAATTACAACGACACCCTGTACCCGATTGCTGTCACCAATAAGGGCAATATTCAAGAACGTTGGGCGATAGTATTTACCTCGAATGATGCATTTCGAATCATTGGTGAAACTTCTGGCCAGATCGGAACTGGAGTGCGTACTGAAGATTGTTCCCCAATCAATCCAGTCACCAATGCCCCTTATTTCAGCATTAAAAAAGAAGGTTGGGGCAGTGGTTGGGCATCTGGCAACGTACTGCGTTTTAATACCGTTGCAGCCAATCATCCGGTCTGGGTAATTCGCACTGTAAAACAGTCAGAGCCGGCGGTTCTATCAGACCAGTTCCAGATTATGCTTCGTGGTGATATTGATCGCGTAATTTAAAAGTTAAATCAAATATGACCGCTTGATGCGGTCTTTTTTATGAGTAAAAAGATATGGCGATGAAGCAGACACAAACCAAACTTTTTGATTTCTCTGACATTGGTTTGGATTTTAGTGCAGGTTCAAAAAACCTGTTTCCAGATCGTTTTAAGAAAATGCTGGTACTTGGTTATAACGCGCAGACAGTATCGAGCGTGGCAGTATCTGGGAACCAGGTCACATTCAGTTATGGTGGTGCACATGGTTATGTGGCGGATCGTGTTTTAAAGGTCGATTCAGGTACTTTAGCGTCAATCAATAGCGGAGAGTTTTGGATTGATTCAGTCACAACAAACACAGTGGTATTTACGCTTGATGACGCTCCAGTATCCATCCCTAGTGGTTTTACAACACGAGTAGCTCCTCTTGGATTCGAACTGGTATATGAGCAGCCACCTGTTCAAGTTTATAAATTTAAATCACTTAAAGAAGAGGACCTGTATTTAAGACTGTGTTTTCAGTCTGCTGCTGCGCAAAGAAATACTGTGGTTCCATGTGTAGGCTGGTCTGCGGATTTGAGCTTAGGAGTGATTACAGACCCTCTGACAATAGAGGCCACAAGAGGTGGAACGGTGATTGGGGCGGAATTTAAGTGGGACTTTACGAGTGATCCGAGCTCATCTCATAACAATTACACTTATTCCCAAGGATATAGCTCATTTGGTCGCGGTGTTGTAGTGGGTAGTAAATACCACCTGGCTTTCCTAACTGGGCTTGCAACCGCAACTGGTCACTTAATTAATGGATTTCTACCAGCCACAGTTTTGGACTTAATGGGCTTTTCTGGAAGGGTTCCAGTTGTTACTTTTGGTGTAAATGCTGGACTTCCAAATAACTTTTATTCAGATTTGCGTGGCAAAGTACATTATGCATATATTGGAGATCAGAGGGTTAATTTTGCAGGGACTCGCTATAGTGCTTACACATTTAATTATGGTTTTGGTTCGGGTGTAAATTTTTATCCAGCAGCAATTGAAGGGTTTAACACATCCCCGACAGAGCCACTTCTGATTTATGAAAATGGCAATAGTCAGTTTGTTGGTGTGGCACATGGAGCGCAAACTTTAAAACTCGGAACAAATACAGTGGCAATCCCATCAACTTTAGGGGCACAGCCAGTTGAGTTGGTGGAGGCAGATTTTGGGAATAAGTGTCTGGTTCACAGCATGGCAATAGCTGCTGGATTGTCCGGAATTGCGTATTTTGTTATGCCTATTGAGGAGATAAAGAGTGATTATTAAATTAAGTCGAATATTCTTTGGGGGCTATATCGCCAACAAAGAAGCCATGGGGGCAAAAAAATACATATCATTTCCTCTGCGTAGCTTAATCTTACCCATTCCAGTATCTGCGAATCATGGTTTCGGTAAAATCAAAGGTGTAACAAAAAAGATGGGGGTAAATTATTCACCAGTTTCCGTTTGTGTATTCCGTAGGGATAATCGTCAATTAATTTGGGAGACCAAATCACGAGTTAATGGCACTTATGAATTTCGAAATATTGCAAAAGGGCTTGAGTGCTTTGTTGTGGCATTCGATCCAAACGAAGAATATAACGCAGTGATCTCCGACAAACTGGTGGCCAAATGATTCAACCCTCTTTAAAAGCCAGTCTTGCACAACTCCAAGCACTGGCCACATACCTCGATCAAGGAAGCTCAAATGCTTCCTTTATTTTTTATGATGATGCGAAACCAGCGTCAGTCACAGTTGCTGCGAATAATACTGCTAAGTTGGTGATCCTGACTTTACCTAAACCGTGTTTAAAGACGATGCATGCTGACCGTATCGAGCTCAATCAAACCGATGCTGCAGTAGTGACTAAAGATGGCATAGCAACATGGGCACGCTTACTCAATGGTGCTGGTGAAGCCGTTGCGGACTTTACCGTGGGTACGGATATAGAACTGGCCAATCCTGAACTGGTTTTAGGTAGCACCTTGATGATGAACTCATTGATCCTCAAACCATCTACATAAAAGAGGTGGACATGTGGCGAACTATATTCCACCTGATGCACATCATGTAAATCTCAATTTTAAAGACATTGTAACAGGATCTACACATCTTAATTTTGGTGCAGATGAACAAAACCTAGCTTCACTAGAAGCCACGATTGATACTTCATTTTTAGCACTGATTCAGGCGCAGAGTTTCGACTTTAATGCACTTGAAGCAGAAATTGATGTTTCATTTCAGGCTGAGTTTCATGCTGTATCAGGGCAAACTGCACAGCTTGAAGCCACGATCAATACAGGTTTTATCCCTGAGCTACACGTGGTGGGGATTAATGCATATTGCTCCCTTGATGCAGTGATCAATACGTCATTCAATCCCGTCTTTGATGCCTTGTTTGATATCAATCATCAATTGGGCGTTGAACTGAGATTTAGTGCTGTATTTGAACGTGCAATCACACAGTTTGGATCAACAGAAATACCCTGGGCGAAACCTGTTTTAAGGGTGTCAACTGACACCTTTTTTTACGACCGTGGATTGGTGGTGAACCATGGCAATTACATTGGCTTTCAGCGTGGAAGGACGTTATCTGAATCTATTCATGCGTCATTTGACCAGGGTATAAAGCTCAGTCGTAACCAAGGCGTACGTTGGCAAGAAAACCTGAAGATTCGGATTGCACGTGATTTGTATTTTGATGAGTCGATCAAGCTTCGATTGAACCGTGAATTTATACATCAAGAGATGATCCGCAAGCGACGTAATATCTCATTTCCACACCAAGTCGCGCATGTCTTTGAAAAGCGTTTTAGCTTTGATTGGGATAAAGGCTTAGAGCTGGTCACACAGGACGAAATCCCTTGGGATAAAGCGAAGTCTATCCATTATCGTAAGCATCCGATTGAACCATGGCCAGAGCCTGAGATTCCTCAATATGAGGGTACAGGTGATCTTGAGTTTGTATGCCTATGCCATGAGGTGGATTCGCATGATGTTGAACTCAACTTCGGTGCTGATGATTGCATACCCGGCATTCCAAATCGTAATTGGTGGTACATATTGAATCATTTATCCGTGACGCGCCTAGACAATGGCGTAGCGATTGAAGTCTATGACGGGAATTACAGTACCGATCGCAGCTGCTGGTGTTGGTCCTATAGTTTGACCGTACCCGCATCTGAGATTGGCAAGCTCGAACCGATCAATGGCCAACCTGTGATTTTAAAAATTAAAGTGAATGGTAACGAGCATCAAATGTTGCTTGAAAACCGCCGACGTTCTCGTAAGTTTGCCCAAGACACCTACACCTTGATTGGTCGCAGTCAAACGGCATTACTTGCTGCACCGACAGCGCCATTACGTTCATTCTTACAAGAGAACGATCGAACCTCCGTCCAGTTGTGCCAAGCAGAACTTGATCGCGTGTTTAGCGATACGGTACTGAATTGGCAGTTGATCGATGCATTGGGCTGGATCGTTGAACGTGAATGCTTAAGTTATTCCAATTTAGCACCGATCGATGCGATCAAGATGGTGGTTGAAAGTGGCGGTGGGTTTATCTATAGCGAAAAGGGTAGCAATACGCTGACCATTAAACCGCTTTATAAAAAGACTTTTTGGGATGTATTGTCGATCGCTGAATATGATCGCTTATTGCCTGAGTCAGCGGTTGTGAGTCAATCGACGGATTATCAGATCTATCCTGATTATAACGGCATCACATTAACAAATGATCGTAAGGCACTGGTTGCTCAAGTGAAACGCGCTGGAACCAGTGCCGACACCTTACTTCAGCCTGAAAACAACCCACTGTTTAACCATGTCAGCATGGGGGCTTATGGTAAAGCCAAACTTGCTAAAGCAGGGATGGTCGAAACCCATACCTACAGCATGCCGATTTCGTCTGAAGTGGGTGAATGTGTGCCAGGAGAGGTACTGGCATTTAATGCGGAATGGTGGGGCATTGTGGACAGTGTCAGCGTCTCGTTCAGCCATGCAGTGGTCAATCAAACCGTGAAAGTGGAGCGTGTCAATCGTGAGTAATGCCTTACAGCGTTTAATTGATTTACTTCCTACAGCTGCAGAGTTTGTAGGAACCATTACTAGCGTGGACCACCCTAATTACAAAGTGTTGGTGGTGGGTGGATCGGGATTAAATTTAGTCACCAGTTCAACCCGCTATAACTTAGGAGCAACCGTGTTTGTATCCGATGGCGAGATCAAACGACTCGCACCATTAGGTGAAGTGATTCAAATCGAAGTTTAAGTTTAGAAAAGTGTATGGCGCTCAATAGAGCGCTTTTTTATTGCCAAAAATTAGGAGTGGTCTATGAATGACCCGTTAAGCATCAAGGGCCTACCATGGCTTTTCAAAATTATAGCTGCAGTGGTTGGAGCAATCTTTGCCCTGACATTATCAGGGGATATCGACACTGAAGGACGAATTAAAATTACCATGGGTGTGATTATGAAGTTCACCTTTAGCGTAGCAATTAGTCTGTATGGGGGATCAGCATTCATCGAATATTATGGCTGGCATGTTTATTCACATATGACTCAAGGTTTTGTGATGTTGATCTTTGCGATTTTCGGAATGTTGTTGATTGGCATCTGGTATCAAGCGATTCAGCTGTTACGTGGTAAAACCATTGGTGAATTAATCTTTGAAATTCGATCAGCTTTTAAAGCAATGTTTAAGTGAGTAAGTGAAAAATGAAGCATATTTTTGATTTTTTAAGAAAGATCAGTGGTGGAACACTTACTCAAAAACAAGTTGATGCTGCTAATCGAGTGATTGCCACAGCTACAGATGTATCAGTGGCTGATATGTTGGGTATTGCGATCGACCAGATGGTGGTTAGTCTTTTTGGTGTGGATCTCATCTGTGGCTTTGAAGGAAAACGGCTTGCTGCTTATGATGATGGGGTTGGTGTGTGGACGATTGGATTCGGTACCACGGTTTATCCGAACGGCATCAAAGTCAAGAAAGGTGATACCTGTACTGAAGCACAAGCAAAAGCTTATATGGCCCATGATTTAAAGAAATTTGAAGCTGCTGTAAATAACGCGGTTACGGTACCACTTAGCCAAAATCAGTTTGATGCGCTGGTATCACTTGCCTACAACATTGGGACCAATGCATTTAGCAAATCAACTTTGGTGAAAAAGCTGAATGCCAATGATAATCGTGCTGCTGCGGATCAGTTTGATGTGTGGGTGAATGCGGGTGGTAAGCGTATGCAGGGGCTTGTGAATCGTCGTGCTAAAGAAAAGGCTTTGTTTCTATCATGATCAAAGCATTCATGCTGTGCATCCTGCTTTCAGGTTGCACAGCACATTCGATTTCGACAAAGGTGCATCACGGTATGTGTGCAGTGTGTGAATTGAGAAATTTATAATGCCGTAGGGTTAGAAAATTGTTTTAATTTGCCCGATAAAATGCATTTAGCTCTGTTTTTATAGCTTTAATTCGATCAATTAAACCACCATCAGAATTAACTATAAAGTCATATCGAGCAGAGCGTCCAGACACTTCGAGCTCTAGATCAGATCTACTGTATTGGGTAGAAAGTAACTGGTTTAGAAAAGTATCTAAATCCTCAGTATAGAGGTCAGCAGCATCACATATGCACTGACATTGATTTTGAAACTCAGTATATTTACTTCTACCCATTACAGCTTCAAGATCAGAGTAAATGGTAATCATATGTTTTTTTGAATTTTCAAAATCAACTATACTCTCCCTTAGCGAACCTTTAAATTTTTGCATATCAGTAGGTGTGAAATTGTAGTCGCACTGTTCAATGGCGTGGGTAAATATGCCAATATTTGTGTGGAAAATTCCTACCGCATAAAGATAGTCATTTAATCTTGTCATGACACCGAATATTATTTCTTTATCAACTGTTTTATTGTGCTGATCTTGCCAACGATTAAATAACTTCGAAGCGATATACGCTGCAATAAGAGTTGTAATACCACCAAAAAAACCAGATGCAGTAGAAAGAGAGTCTTTAAGTAAACCTAATGTTTTGCTGTCAGCATTTGAATAAAACCAAAAAATACATGCAAACAAAACAATACACGCAAATGTACTTGCAATAAAAATTGTGGAAACAAAATTACTAGACTTCATAATCTTATAAAAATAAAAAACTTATATCAGTTTTTCTATCTGCCAACAACCTTCGCACCTTTCCAAAACTTCCCACGTCTGCGCACTAGAAATGATATAGCCATACTTTCAGCGAGAAACTCTTTTTCATCATTTTTCGATCTGTATCATAGTATCTGGCTTATGCACTTATTAGATATCTGCGAAAACAATCAATTACTAGCTTGATCTGCATTTTTCTTACTTGCCTTCTTGTCTAAATTTAATGCCAATAATTCAATGTAATTTAATACCCTTTGATATATTTCATCATCAAGAACCCCACCGTTAATAATTTCATCAATAAAAGCTTTTATTTCATTGAGTGTTTTAAACATATATTGAAGGTCTTGATCCTTGTTTAACGGTGAGGTGTAAGCCATCGCTATTTTCACACACATACTAAAGGTTAGCTCTTGAACCTGAATGAAGACATTTGTAGTTGTAATCCTCAAATCATCAATAAATTTATTATGTTCAACCTCATCAGTAAGTCCACCCCTTAGCTTTTCAACTTGAATTATTGTTAATTTCCCTTTAATGCGATTTAATTCCTTCATGCATTCTTTCAGAGCATCAACAGATTCATCATGCAGTAATTGCGTAGTTTTAAATTCCTCAACTGCTCTCCAGCCACTGTAGATTATATAAGCAATATATGCTGCAGATAGTGTAGTAATACCCCCAACATAATCTCCAATTAAAGAAACTCCATCTTTTATTGGTGTTACATTACCATTTAGGCTCAAACATATTACAGACATTACAATTAGAAAGACTATTAAAGCAACTGTAATACATAATGTGTTTTTAATATTCTCTGATATATCTTTATTCATTTCATACATTTAATAAAATAATGTTTTATAAAGGATTTAATCTACAATAGTCAACATACCTTCCCAGCTAAAATAATCCCTTGTCAAACTCCCTCGACTCATCGACCAGCCACGGTTCGGCAATTTACATGGGCCGATCGCAAGCTTCTTATCCCCAAACCTTTCCTTAACACCTTCCATTGCAAGCTGCAGCTTCTCATTGCGTTCTATAGATCCAACATCTGAGAGCAGGTCAGGAATATAGGCTGCCTTGTTCTCGATACACGTTAAAATCACACCACATTTTTTAAACTCGATACCTTCTTGAAATAGTTCATCCATTTGCTTCATCACAGCTTTATTCATGACTGCAGCAGAGTCAGTAGGCTCAGCAAAACCAACACTGATAGATTTCTTATAAAACGGTTTGTTCTTATCAAATGGATTGGACTCAGCAAAAGCAATCACGCAGCCACATAAGCTTTTATCCTCACGTAGACGTTTTACGGCTGACTGCAGATAATCACTCATTGCCTCAGACAAGGATTCTTTATCAGTTACACGTTGGCCAAACGACCTTGAAGAGATAATTTGCTTTTTAGCGGGTGGGGCATGCTCAATCTCAATGCAGGAAATGCCTTGCAACTCTGCTACCGTCTTGGCCATAACAATGGAAAAGAGTTTTTTCATATTGCGTGGTTCGGTTCGTGTGAGATCCTGAACAGTGTGCACACCCATGGCATGCAGTTTCTTACTGTGCTGTCGACCAACTCCCCAAACCTCAGAGACATCGATCAAACTAAAAAAGTAATCCTTATGTTTTGGGTCCATGGATACCAAATTGCAGACACCCGAAAAGCGTTTGGCTTTCTTGGCCATATGGTTGGCAATTTTGGCTTCGGTCTTACTTCGACCAATTCCGACTGATACAGGCAAGCCGATCCATTTAGAGATACGCTCACGCATGTCTTGCGCGTATTCAGTTAAATCGAATTTATGCTCATAAGTGGTTAGATCTAGAAAGCATTCATCGATAGAGTAGATCTCATGCTCACCTGGTGCAACATAGTCGGCAAGGATGCTGTGAAAGCGTTTAGACATTTCTGCATAGACTTTGTAGTTGCTCGAAAGCACTTCTACATTATGCTTTTCAACAATGTCTTTAATTTGGAATAGGGGAACACCCATTTTAATCCCAAGATCTTTAGCTTCCTGTGAACGTGCAACTGCACAGCCGTCATTGTTTGAAAGCACAATGACTGGTTTATTATTCAACTTTGGATTAAACACACGCTCACAACTGACATAACAATTGTTCACGTCAATTAAGGCATAGATCTTGTTTTCGCTTCTCATCTGAAGCTCTTAAGAACGCGGGTGACAACACCCCAAATAATGAACTCTTGTCCTTCACTGAAATGAATGTCGTCATAGTCTGGATTTTCAGCTTTTAGCCAACACACTCCATTTTCCTCACACATGAGACGCTTTACAGTGAACTCATTGTCGACCAGTGCAATCACAATGTCCCAATGCTTTGCTTCAAGACTACGGTCGACAATCAACTCATCCCCAATATCGATACCAATATTGATGAGTGATAGTGAATTAACACGCACGATAAACGTAGCAGCTGGATTCTTTATCAGGTGCTCATTAAGGTCTAGAGTCTTATCAACATGATCTTGCGCAGGGGAAGGGAAACCCGCTTGAACGCGCTCTGTCGCTAAGGGAATAGCCATATGTGTGACTGGGTCTACTTGGCGTATGTGATCGATTTCAGGATCGGCTTTAGCCTTTTTGAGAAAAGCTTTGATTTCTAAAACAGAAGAGTTTGGTACACGGATAAGCGTGGTCAGCTCTGAACGCTTTCGTCCCGCACCCGGTCTTGTCCCACCGTGCATTTTTAGATCATTCATAGCCAAACTTGATTTCTGTAACAGATTTCAAGATTGTAGATTTCGGTCAAAATAAATTCAAATTTAAAAGCTGTGGATAATCAACGTGCCTTCAAATTAAATTAGGTTGAGTACCATTTTCAGATAAGCGGGATTTAGGGAAGGTGATGTAATCATCCTGCATTTCAAAGAAGAACTCATGCGCCTCTTTAAAGTTGCAATTCAGCCATTCTTCGCGGTATTCGTCGGGGATTACGATGATAGAGCGCTTCTCATCTTTAGGTTTATGGAATTGCTTCATAAAGGGGTGTTTATCGGCATTGATGGTTAGCATGCTCATTGATCGGATTTGCTCCCCATCGATGACAGCACTCTCGTATATGGCCGCCACGGTAAAAGGCATACCATCCTCACGCGCAATTCCATACCAGTGAGATTTCCCATCAATATATTTAGGTTCAAAGATAGTTTCGACAGGGATTAGGCCAAATTGAGACTTATGCCAAGCCTCTCTAAAACTTGGTTTCTCAGCGACCGTTTCAGTCCGAGCATTGTAGGTGTACTTGCCGAAACTCTTTTCCTTGGCCCATTTAGGAATCATCCCAAAATTAACGGATCTCCATTCGATCTTGCCGTCATTGGAAAAGATCAAAGGCGAGGGATAGTTCGGGAATATGTCTTCAGGGAACTCTAATTGATCAGGCTCAGGGAGGTCTAACAAAAATGCACGATTCTTTCTGATTGCTTCAAAGTTTGCGCACATAGACTTATCCCTGTTTATTCTTTATGATCATCGCACAAATAATAACCCAACCAAGAATAAAAAATGATTTCAAAACAATTTAGGATCGTCAATGGAATACTCGCAGTCATTGGTATTGCTGCATTCATATTTTTCCAGTATCAAATGAGACCAGACAAGCTTGGGGGCTTCACGGAAGGCACAGAAGAGTATTACGGCTATCAATATGCACGTGATAACAATCTAAAGAATGCGGATCAATGTGATGATGAAAAAGATGATCCCGAAATGAACATTAATGAAAAATTCTTGAAAGGTTGCAGGACGTATTTTGATAAATAA